TCGTGGATAGAACACGATACTGGTACTATTACGGCATTTAGAGATATGACTGAATGTGGTGATGGGGTTAGGTATACAAAGAAACAGAATATGGGTAAGAATAGTATTTTACGTTCTAAGTTATTAAAACGTGGATATGGTATTACTAAAATAAAGGGTTCTTGGATTGAGAATGGTGGTAATGAGGTATCAGAGGCATCATATTATGTTGTTGATCTTAAGGATTCTGGTAAGTTATTAAAAGATCTTATTGAACTTGGAAAGGATTTTGAACAGGATGCTATAACGTATGCTGAAAAGGAGTCTGATTATTATGCGGTATCTACTAATATGTGTGAGAACAGTTGGCCAGGATTTGGTAGGGTTGGTGTTAAAGAAAAGTTAGGTAAACCTAAGTTTGGTAAAACTGGAATAAGTGGATTTTCTAGGGTAAATAATAGGGCATTTGTATTTGAAACATATAATTTAATTAGTAGGTCTGATTTTGGTCCTATATCATTGAGAAGTATTGAACACATTGATGATAAGGATTGGAGGGATATTATTTTGTAATATAAGGATGTGTGTATGACATGGATGTATAGGAATAAGGTATATGTGCCCAAGAATTTAGATCCAAAACTTTTATATGGGTTTGTATATGAAATAACTAATAAAGATAATGGTAAGAAGTATATAGGTAAGAAATTCTTTTGGTCTGTTAAGTCATATCAAAAGAATAAAAAGAGAAAGAAGAAGAAGGTAGAATCAGATTGGCAAGATTATTATGGTTCTTCTGAATTATTATTAGAAGATTTGAATAAAATTGGGGTTGAACAGTTTGATAGGAAGATATTGAGGTTGTGTAAAACTAAGTCGGAATGTGCATATTTTGAGGCTAAGTATCAATTTGATTATAAAGTGTTGGAATCAGATGAATATTATAATTCTTGGATAATGGTTAAGGTGAGAAAGGCACATTTAAATAGGTTATGAGAGGTATTGATGAAAGTTGATTTTATAGATAATATGGGTGATGATATTTCAGTAGTTAATGCTGCTCGTGTGTCATTTAATAAAGTTTCTGAGGGTGTTGGGATTGATGAATGTGTAGATCATGTGGATGAAAATGGTGATTGCATCTTATTTGCATTTATTCCAAATCTCAAAGATGCTGATAAGAAGTTGATTAAGTATTTAGCTAAACATGATCATTTCACACCATTTACACATGCGATGGTGACTCTCCGTGAGAAGGTGCCGATTTTTGTTGCTAGACAGAGATTTAAGCATGTTGTTGGATTCACATACAATGAAGTATCTAGACGATATGTTTCAGATCCACCAGATTTTCATATACCAGAGACGAATGGATGGAGATCACGTCCAGAGAGTGTTAAACAGGGTTCTTCTGATACAGATTTTATAACTCATTTCAAAGAACCATTTATGAATGGAATAACTTCTCCCTTATTAGAAGAAGCATATATGACTCATATTATTAAATCTACTAGATTATATACGGAGATGATTGAGTCTGGTGTTTGTCCAGAACAAGCTAGAATGGTTCTTCCACAGTCTATGATGACTGAATATTATGTAACAGGGTCATTATATGCTTGGGCACGAGCATATAATTTAAGAAAAAGTTCTACGGCTCAATTAGAGATACGTGAACTTGCCGATGAGTGGAATAGAATATTAGGGGCGTTATACCCTATTTCGTGGGAAGCATTAACTGAGGTGTGATTATGAGTAAAAATGTGTTAAATGCATTACATTTAAATTATGAATGGAAGTCTAATAAACGTATTAGAGTTAGATATAGGGGTACTAATATGGTTTGGGTAAATTTACCCAAACCAACTGACGAGGGTATGTTACCATATGATAAGTTGAATTGGAATGTTTTGAAATATGAATATCAAATAGAGGGTGTGTGATATGTTGGATGAGAATTCTCTTTTAGGGGTGAAAGTTATATTAATGAATGAAACTGCTAAAAAACCGAGTAGGGGGACTAAGTATTCTGCTGGATATGATTTATATGCATCTATAGATGAGACAATTGTATGGGAGGATATAGGACATGATGGATCAAATGAAGTTATAAAACATAGAACGGTATATGTGTATCCAGAAGAACGTTTATTGATATCTACTGGTGTAGTGTTTGGTATACGTAAAGGGTTTGTGGGTATAATTAAACCGAGGTCTGGTTTAGCATTAAGACATGGGATTGATGTATTAGCTGGTGTGATAGATTCTGATTATCGTGGTATTGTTGGAGTTGTATTGCAGAACCATGGTTCTGATAAATTTAGAGTAGATGATGGAGATAGAATTGCTCAGATTATATTTATTCCACATGAAAGACCTGATATAGTTGAATGTAGTGATTTGAGTCAATTACCATCAACTGGTGATGATGCGAGGGGTGGTGGTGGATTTGGTTCAACAGGAGTTAAGTAATGTTTGAACATTGTCCAATTAATTTTAGGGATTATGATGATTTGAAATCTGTCACATCTGCCGATGGTTCTAGGAAATATGTGACACCAGATGGTATTGAATATCCTTCTGTTACCACTGTTTTATCTATATTATCGAAGGAATTTATTGATAAATGGAAAAGACGTGTTGGTATTGAAGAGGCTAATAAGATTTCTTATGCTGCTTCTTATCGTGGAACACAAGTACATGAAATAATAGAGAAGTATCTTGATAATGATGTTAATTATATGAAAGGATATTTTCCTAATATAATATCTTCATTATCTTCGGTGAAATCCTCCCTTGATCGTATTGGTAGTATATATGAACAAGAGTGTGCGTTATATTCTAATCATTTAAAGTTGGCTGGTAGAGTAGATTGTGTTGCTGAATTTGATGGGGAGTTAAGTATTATAGACTTTAAAACATCAAAGAAATTGAAAAAGAAAGAATGGATATCGTCATATTTTATGCAATGTGCTGCTTATGCAATAATGTGGGAAGAACGTACTAATATACCAATAGTACAATTAGTAATCATTATTGCGGTTGATGATAATACACCACAAGTATTTAAAGAACATCGTGATAATTGGACAACGAATCTTAAGGATACTATATATAAATATAATAACAGTTTTTGAGGTGTTAATATGATATTTGAATGGATTAAAGACATGTTTATATCATCAATACAAGAACCCGCGGGTGTTATAACTAAACCAGTAAAGGTTAATATTGAATTTGATTTAAATGATTTGGATAATTATCCATATTCGTTAGAACGTGATGATTTGTTATTGATGAGTAAATTACAATTAGAGTGTTATGCTAGAGAGTTTTTAAATGTTGAGTTGGATAGACGTAATTCACATGAAAAATTAGTGGATATTGTTTTAGAATTATTACAAAGAAATGCTTGACAATTAGATGACTTTATGATATAATGTGTTATGAAATTTAATATTGCTGGTTGGGGAACTATTTTTGGTATTATTGCCGCAATATTATTGGCATTGAACATAACGATTAGTCCGTATTCTTTTATATTATTTGGTATTTCTTCTGTTCTTTGGTGTATTTATGCATATAAGATACATGAGTATTCTCTAATGTGGATGAATATTGTTTATTTTATCATTGATGTTGTTGCGGTTTATAGATGGTTTTTTTAAGTTTAATGGAGTATTTTAATGGGTATTTTAATAAGAAGATTAGTATTGTTGGGTTTAATGTTTGGTTTAATTATAATGTTATTAGTATTTCCGGCGTTAGTTGGTAATAAAGTATTTACTGATGTTGAGATAGAGGAAGTGCAAAAACGTTTATTAGTGGAGTAGTATATGAGTAAAATAACTATACCTAAAGTTATAGTTACTATTTTATGTACAGGAGTTGGTATTTTGTGGATATTATTTGTTATACCAATTATAAGTGGTAATTATGCGGATGTACATGATCATGATATAGATATTCATACTGAGATAGATTATAGTCATGATTATATTGTTGAAAAAGATCAGTGATTTTATATCAGATATATTAATAGAATTGATATGTATTAATATAGTTTGGTTGTGTTTTTTAGTTAGTTTAATATGAGGATATATGTATAATTTTTTATGTGTTTCATTGAGTGTTTTGGGGTTTTTAGTTATTATTGGCGTTGTTGGTTCTGTGGTATATGATATTAGTTCTATTATTTTATATTCATTTATTGGTTTTTTATCGATGATTGCTGGCGCAGTATTATATGAGGGTGATTGATTATGAGTGATGTTAGAAGTAAGAGTGGAATGGTTAATTCTTTAAAAGAAGGTGTGTGTGAAGTAACTTTTAATAAAGTTAATGGTGATTTGCGTGTTATGACATGTACATTAGATATGGTTTTTGTTCCTGAATCGTTTTTACCAAAGGGTAATGGCAATGTATCTGAATTAGTTATTTCTGTGTGGGATGTAAAGTCACGTGGTTGGCGTTCCTTTCGTCCAGAGAATGTTACGGAATTTAAGTATTTATATAATTATGCAGGACAGTCGGAAGAGTGGTATGATATGACAAAAGAAGATTTTGTTAAGAAATATTCTATTGAAGATTGGGATATACATGAATACGAATTTTATTCATATTCGAAAGAGGCTGATGATATGATAAATGAGGCTAATAGGGCTATTGGGGTATGAGTATGAGTGATGATATTGAACGTATGTCTATGATTGGATTTGGTAAAAAATATGGATATAAGTATATTAATATTTGGTTGGCAGCCAGGAGTAATTCTGTAGTTGATCATATAGAAGCATTGTTAAAAAAATGAGTTAGGAGAGTGGTGTAGTATTATGTCTAAAATGAATTTACATGATATAGATTTTGAATCTGAGAATGATTGGTCAGAAATGGATAAAGAGAGTTTTATTTCCATGTATGGTAAAAGTAGATGGGAACAAATAGAATACAGAAATACCTTTAAGGATAAAAAAGTAAGTAAGAAATTCCACCGGGATGAAGATGTATTCTGATTACTAATAGAGGAATGAGTATATGGATATACAAATAAAGTGCGATAATTGTAATTCTGAGTATGAGGTAGTGTTGATGGACGATGTTGAGAATAATGTTAAATATTGTAGTATGTGTGGGGCTAATGTCGAAGTTGTAGAATATCTTAGTTTAGATTTTGGCGAATGAGTTGGTAATATATGATATTAATAGATTTTAATCAAATTATTATAAGTTTATCTATTAGAGAATTGAATAATATGTTAAGAGAGGAATCCGATGATATAGTTGAGTATAGTTCGGTTATGAATTTATTTTTAGAATATGTATTATCTGTTAAAAAGAAATATTCTAGAAAATATGGTAATATTGTTATATGTTGTGACAATAAACATTTTTGGCGTAAGGATATATTTCCATATTATAAGTATTCTAGGAAGAAAGATAGACAATCTTCTAAATTTGATTGGGATTTTGTATTTGATGGTATGTCTTCTATAAAGAGAGATTTGGTTGATTATTTCCCATATAGAGTGTTAGAGGTTGATAAAACTGAGGCTGATGATATTATTGCCATTTTGACTAAAGAGTATTATCATCTAGAAAAGATATTGATATTATCTTCTGATAAAGATTTTAAACAATTACAAATTTATGATGGTGTGTTTCAATATAGTCAGAGTGCTGGTAAGTTTTTAGTTACTGATAACCCATTAAAGTTTTTAAGAGAACATATTATAAGGGGTGATAGATCAGATGGAATCCCAAATATATTATCGGAAGATGATGTATTCGCAACTGGTAAACGGCAGATATCTTTACGTAAAAAAAGTATAATTGATATGATGGATATATCGAAGAATCCTTCTGAATTTTGTAATAAGGATATGATTAGAAGATATGATAGAAACAAACAACTTATAGATTTTTCATGCATACCAGATGAAATTGTTAATAATATATTAGATTTGTTTGTTAAATCTCCAAATGGTAACAATCGTACTATGATGGAATATTTTCAAGCACGTAGAATGATGATGTTTTTTATGCAATTAGATAATTTTAAAGAGGATATAAATGAAACATATACACGAAGTATTTTTTGAGTTTGATGCCGCAAAAAACACAGAAGAAAGAAGACAGGTATTATTGAAAAATAATAGTAGGTTATTATTAAAAACATTAAAATTGATGTTTGATGATTTTTATTTTGCATTAGGTAAAGTGCCGAAGTATATCCCTGATGATTCTCCGGAGGGGTATACTTTAACTAATTTACATAAAAGGTTGTCAGAATTTGAAGTATTTTTGGATGAATCTTATGTGATTAATTATAGGAGTGAACACAGATTTATTCAATTTTTGGAGAGTTTACATCATCAAGAGTCTGAGATTGTTGTTAAAATTATAAATAAAAAAATGAAGGTTAAGTGGTTAACTAGAAGATTAGTGGATGAGGTGTTTCCGAATTTATTAGATTGAATATGATTAATACAAAAAGGACAGTAAGTGCAAGTATAATATTGAGCGAAGATTACGGCATCGATGATAATGGTTGTAATCTTGTTGTGTATAGTAAAAAGACACAGACGTGGTTTGATCGTACTATGAGAATGAGAAATGGTATATTATTGATGGGTCATAATACATATAAACAATTATTTAATATATTACCAAAAGATTATATAAAATATGTTGTGACTAATAATGAAATAACATATGATGAAAAATCATTTAAGATTAATATATCTGATTCATTATCATGGTTGAGTGATCATTCACATATGAATGTACATATTATTGGTGGGTATTATACATATATGACATATTGGAAATATATTAATATGTTTTATATTGCTACAGTTTTAGATAAAAAAATAAATAGTAATTTATATATAGAGAGTGATTATATGCAAGAAATTGAATCTAATTTTGAACAAACTTTTTGTAAAGAAAGTGATAATTTGGAATTAAGAATAATGGTAAGAAAATAAATGCCTACATATACATTTAAAAATAATGATACGGATGAAGTATTTGATAGGTTTATTAGTATATCCGCAAAGGATATATTTTTATCAGAAAACCCACATATAAAACAAATCATTGGAGCTCCTAAGATAATATCTGGTAGGGGTGATATGAAAGTTAGTGATGGATTTAAAGAAGTACTTTCTAAAGTTGCAGAAAATAATCCTTATACCCCACTTGCTGAGAAATTAGGTGGTAGAGATGCTAAAACTATAAAGAATGTGGAGATTATTAATAAGTCAAGAAAAAAAAGTGGTTTAATTTAAATTTGAGAAATTTGAGAAAGGAGAAGAAAGGATGAGTAATATTATTGGTATTGATTTGGGTACTACTAATTCATGTGTAGCTGTATTAGAGAATGGTAAGGCAGTAGTAATTGAAAATGGTGAGGGTTCTAGGACGACACCATCTATAGTTTCACATTCGGGTTCGGAAGTATTAGTAGGACAGTCGGCTAAGAGACAATCGGTGACTAATCCAAAAGATACATTGTTTGCGGTTAAGAGATTAATTGGCAGAAAGTTTAAAGATGCTGTAGTTCAAAAGGATATATCTATGGTACCTTATGACATTGTAGAGGCAGATAATGGTGATGCGTGGGTAAAATCTGGTGGGGAGTTGTTATCTCCCCCAGAAATTTCAGCAAAAATTTTGATGAAATTAAAAAAAGATGCAGAATCATATTTGGGGTCTGAGGTAACTCAAGCAGTTATTACGGTTCCTGCTTATTTTAATGATTCACAAAGACAGGCAACAAAGGATGCTGGTAAGATTGCTGGTCTAGATGTTATGCGAATTATTAATGAACCTACTGCTGCGGCTTTATCTTA